AGGAAAACGCGCGAGAGCGCAATTAAATGTGTCGTTGTCAGCGAACACGGGGGCCACACGGGGTTTCTTTCGTTCTCATCTTTTTTCTGTTGTATTTTTCTCGGGATTGGAAATAGTATCCATATTTATCTTTTAACATCCGAGCGAAGAGAAACGAATTGTTTATCCACAACCGGGCACGGTGGCGGTGCCATCTGTACACAGGCTTTGACATGCCTAGGCTAATTGCGTGCAATGATTTGTTGTATTTGGGGTATATAAATTTTTCTTTCTTTTTTGCGATTTTAGTGAAACATAAGAGTATCTATAGGCCCCCGAGCCGCGCCACCCACCAGCATGGGAGGCTAGAAGGCAATGGAACGACTCGGGGGGCCCACCAGGGTCACCGACACCGGGCAGGTTTAAAGTCTCGCACAGACTTAAAAAAGATACGATATAGGGCGTGCCTAGACTAAGTCGCCTACACCGGGCAGGCTTAAAGTCTCGCACAGACTATGGGTATATATAATCACTAACAGAGTGGTGAAGAAATCCAAGGTTTTGTAGTGGCTCAGACGGGGCGAGAAAGGCTACGGGATCCCATGGGTCAGCATAGGCTACATCAGAAGCGATAGGGCTCCCAAATGAGACTGACAAAATGCCAGTGTCCTTGCCGAGCGTGGATGCAACTGCACCACCTAAGGAATGACCAACAATATATTTCACCGTAGGGTCCACTAACCTGGCAGCCTCAGCGTAAGCCAAGGTGGAGTGAACATCAAATGGCAGAATTACATCGTCGATTACGTCTCTCCATCTACGCGTGCCGGGAATATACAAAACACCATTCGAAACGAAAGGCTTAGATATCCTATAAGCATATCGCAGATTAAGGAGAAACGTCTCCAAAGGCAATGAGTCCGTAAGCACGTCCACCCGCGTCCGCCCATCATCCTACATGCCAATGTAAGGCCCAGCCCGACGGTTGCGTGTGTCGCCCACCGGGGTCAGATGCTCAGCCAAAATGCGACGCTGCATGCGCCACCACGCCTCCTCAGCACCAGGGGGCGAGTCAGGCCGAGGCTTGGCCAAACGAGCAAGAAAGGATGCCATAGGTGGTATAACCTCAACATTGCCACGAATCACCAGCTTAAGATTAAGTGCAGAAGCGCCAGTGATAGACAAAACGAGGGGAGACCAAGGTGGGTTAAAGGAGCCAACGGTGGTAGAGGCACCAGTATTGCCATATACACTAAACCAAGGAGTGTGAGAGGTGGCCACTGCTGTAAATTCCAAGGCTGTACGGTCCAGCATGCCACTCCTGAAGCATTTGGCCGATGTGAAGGCAGCAGCAGGCTGTTCCACAAGGCGGTTATGCTCCTGAAGGGATGAATAAGTGTTCTGGAAAGAGAGGGGTGTGCCGGCAGCACACACGGGAACACCGTTCTGAACCCACCGAACCAACTGCACAGTGTTATTAACACTAGCGAGAGCATCAGATACCAATACCTCCACACAAAAGCTGGTCCAACGCACGCATAGTGAGTTAGTGGAGCCAGTTATACTGGGTGGAGTCAGAAGACTGGTCAGGTAAGGATCGATGATGTAAGTTTGCGCTACGGCAGTTGTTGAGTCCGGTGGTGTAGCAGCTTGAGAAAAAACAGCACCCAGGCAATCGTTGAAAGGAGCGATGACAGCAATAGCCGAAGAGTTCGCCGCGATTGAGAATGCGCTGGATTTGTAAACCACAGGATAAGAGAAAAAAGGCAAACCATTAAGCGAAGGGCAACGGACTGAACGCGGGATCTTGGCAACAGCGAGTTTTGGAGAACGCTGGCCAGGGTTCCTAGGTTTCGATGCCTTCTTAGAGCGCGGCGCCCGCTTAGGTTGGGCAGCCTTGCTGGATGGTTTGGCCTTAGCAGGACCCATAAAAGTAATCGCTAAGTAAAGAAAGATAATAGCCTTAAAATCGTCAGTCGCTTTGCCTAAGGCAGAAGGACGGAAAAAAAGAGAAACCCCGCACCCTGCTGATGGACGAATCCATAATATGTCTTAAGACTGAGCAGAGTCACCCTAATAAGCTAGCCGTGCCACGCGGTCGCTAATCGCGCAGATCACCCGTAGTCATTATACCCCTTCACCTACCCAACTATGTGCCCTGTCGGGAATCAAGCACACAACCAGGGTTGACGCCACATGTCGTTGTCACAGTAACGCCATAGACTTCACCGAATGCCAAAATGGCGGCGAAGCGTTATCCTTGAGGAGTTAACCAACTATACCTAACAAGAACCAAGAAACGTTGTAAACTCTCCTCGGGTGGTGGGTCATGGGCACCCGCTTGTGGCGGGCGGAGGCTGGCAACCTCAGTTCGGCTAAACATCCCATGTAGCCTTCACCTCAGCATGCGAGCAACATGCACCAGGCTCAGCCGTGCAGCGGGTACTGCCCGGTTGGAAGAATAAGGCGGTTCTAATGTGCAGGATCAACACACTTCACGTTCAAGCTCCGTCCTGGGGGCGCGACATAAGAACGCAACGAACCTCTCAGCACAAGCATATTCCGCTTGTACCCTGACGACTTAAAAAATACGCCCCTATTGGCTACACTAATAAATCTTTTGGTTTTGATTTTTCTTTTTTTTCCCTTAACCTAAATACAACATTAACACGCTTAACGCCTCTACTGCCAACTCTCCGGAACGACCTGACACCATTCGGCGTGGTCGGGGAGGTTGATCACATCACAGTGTTTGTACCTAAGAAGGTAGGTCGAGAAGACCTCCTCCGTGCAGTCTAAATTGAACTTGCGCAGCGTTCGCATATCATCTCCTTCTGAGCAGGCTATAAGCATGCTCACGACCCCATAGGCATCTTCAAAGGTCATATCTTCGGCGGTTGTGCTGCCTGTGATCCGGACAGTGTTGTCGTGATCAAGAACAAAAGCACCCTTGCTGAGCATCTTCGCACGATCGAGGTGCGCTCGAGCAAATCTGGGCATACTGGCAGCGTACTCGCGAGCACGGGAGAGATTCTTGGCAGCTTCAATGTTTCGCAAACCCTGCACATCAGAGTCCTGAGAGGCCTTGAGTGCTTGGGGGCTGCATGTGTAAGCGCCATTCTGAATGTACCTCTTGAGATCGGGCATAAAAGTGGAAGTTGGGCCTTGAATGTCCAGAAGGATGTTCATACCTGCAAATGTGAGAGCCTCGCCAGCCTTTCGGAAAATGATCTTCATGTTAAATCCGAGGCTTTTCCACATCTCTTCGATGTCACCACGCTTATCGATAATCTCGGGCCAAAAGGTGAGGGCGCTGTCATCTCCTTCGAAGGCTGATTTGCAAACACGATCTATCTTCCACCTATCAGTGCGTTTGATGCACTTTGGATCTAGGAAGTCGACCGCATTTGAGCCGTAAATGATCACGTGCCAACACACATAATTAACCCAAAAGTTGAGACAAGACGTGCCGAGATGGCCAGAGCGGCGGATGGAGGGGATCACAACGTACATGATGTTGAGAAAATCGATGTTGGCAGACTTCTCCTTGCGTGTCCACATACCCTTGAGAAACGTCTTTTCATTAAAAGCTTGGTGGGCGACTACCCATTGTTCAGGCACAATGAATCTCTTGCAAATGATGTGGGCGATCCACACCAGCACAGGATTTTCGACCAACTCGCGCAGCATCTCGCTACAGCAGGTGTCCCAGGCGGAACCGTCCCCTTCCAGAGACTGTCCTTTTGGTGTAACCCGCAAAGCCTCAGCCACACGCTGAACAGCGGTCTGCTTATCCTGGTGCTTTATGCTTTTACTCTCCAATTTCTTGAAGAGGAGATGTTCGAAACACCTGATAACAATTGTAGCCATCACCGTACCAACATCGCCGTCGGCGATCAAAAGACGCGGAGCTTTGACACCTCCAGCTTCGTTGCTGGGCATGGGTTCGGCCTTGATCATGAATTTGGCCTTGAACTCCGGGCAACTGTCACGCAAGAGGGATTCAACAGCACTAGCGAAACGCTCGGCTGACCATTTCCCACTCTTGAGTTCGTCGAGACGCCACAAGAACTCCTCACCCCACGCGACGATGGACTCTTCATCAAA